AGCAACACCATTGTTTTCACTGATTATGGTGTTACCACTGGTGTCTACCAACTTATGAGAAAGTTCAACACCTTGGCCACTATTTGCTTCTTGTATTCTGTCAACTTTTAGTATTCCTGCCATTATGGTTCCTCTGGCCAATTTACGTTTGTCAGATTACCGTTTTCATCTAGTTGTGGTTCACTATTTGCTGGTAAATCTCTGAGTGCTTGTCGGTAAATTTTCCACTGCTCTTTGTCTGCATAGGGATAATCCTCATTCATTCTCCAATCACTTTGCTGAAGCAAGAAATCTCTTTGCATTCTCAATTGATCCATTGCAGGAATAGGTTCTGGAGTTGGGTCTGTTTCTGGTATAGGAATTTCTGTAACAACCCATTGGGTTCCATCAAAGACACAAGTATGAGTGCTTCTGTCAAAAGTTGGAGGTGCAATTTCGGTGGAACCTGCAGGTAGTGCAATTCTATCTGGATTCTTTGGATCTGTATAAGCAATGACTTCTGATCCGTTGGATTTGTTATAAACTGTTTTCATAATTAATACTTTATGCAGTATTGGATAGATGCATTGTATGGGAATGTTTCAACACCAGTTCTGGGCGTTCCCTGTGAATTAATTTCAGCATCTCCAACATAATCTCCAGCGGCTAGTCCTGTGCGTGGATTTCCTGAGCCACTATGAGCGAAAGTGGAGTTATTCCCACCTCCGCTCTTATCATACCCAGTAAATTGATGAATGTGTCCTTGATACTGATCTTCATTAAAATCACCAACATTCCCTCCAGCCTTATTTCTGGTATTTATTGTTCCTGTTCCAGTCCCTCTCAAAAAAGCACCACGCAAATCTGGAACTCTAAAATGAGTTGAACCTGCACCACCAGAGCCATTGGTTAAAGCTCCCCACGTTGTTCCTATCGCAGTATGTAAATCCTCATAATCTGCAATAGCATACTCTGCCCCATTACAAACAATCCATCCTGTTGGAGCACTACTCATGGCAAAAGATGCAATCATTCCAACAAACGTAGGACTTTCAATTAATCCAGAACTACTAATAATCTCAGATCCACTTGAATTTTTGAGGCTGTGAGAAAGAGTTATTCCACTACCTTGTGTTTTTTCTGATAACTGATCTACTTTTATTATGCTTGCCATATTATACTATCGTTAAATTGCCATTTACAGTAACTACACTATTTATTGTGAGAGGTCCAACCATCATTGCGTTTTCATCAGCATCAATGGTAATATCATTGTTTAAAGTGCTAGGATTGGCAACTCCTTGATGTACTGCTTTTTCTCCTGTTGCAGGATGAATTCCACTTCTAAATCCAGGAGTAAAAATTTCTACCGCCACAACATCATTTGCAGTTCTTCCAGAAGCAAAGGTAACACGATTGTTTGTGTAATCTAGTGTATAATCTATTTCTGATAATTTTAAACCATTTAAAAATACATTAATTCTATCACTTGCTTTTATATTACTATTCAGCTGAAATATTGTCTGACTAGCGGTACTAGTGAAACTCTCTCTAACATAACTACTACGGGCTAGATCTGTAATTTCATTTTCACCCACCAAACTTATTGTATCACCAAGTTCAGGTGCTATTGCAAATGTAATATAGACACCAGAATCATTTATGGTATAATCATTATTTTCTGTGAGTTTTATACCATTCTGATAAACTGACACAAAATTTCCAGTATATTGCACACCAAAAACTGTTCTTGTACCATCACCAGTGTATGTTTTATGATCAGCAATTGTTTCTGATGTTGGTTGATTTCCTATGAATGGCATTATGTGTTCTCACAACTTATGGATTTTAATTCTTCTACAGAACTACATGTATCAACTAGATTTGTAATATCACGCAATCTTTGTTTTTCATTTACAATATTGGTAGTTTCGATTCCCTGTTCCATTGCCCTCATGTAATCTACGTCTAATTGTTCTAGCAAAGGTTTTCGTTCTTGCCTTAGTCTATCTTTTGTGATGTCTCTTGCTTTATTCATGTCAATTGTTATCATGCACCGACTCCATCGGTAAGGGTTGTTTCGTCAACTGTCCAAGCATTGCGGAATGTTCTATCAGTTGGAATGTCTGCAACATCTACAATCTTATATGGTTTCCCAGTTGGAACATCTTTTTTTGCAATCTCTTCAATAGATAGTGGACATTCGGGTGCTGGAATAATTACTGCAACACCACCTTCTTCTGTTTTGTAAATAATTCGTTGATTCATGTTTGCTCCTAGCGAAAGAATGCTGCGGTAATAATTTTAGCATCACCTTCATTTCCATCTCTTCGTATCATTTGAAGTCTACACAAAGAGGATGTGTAGTTGCTGCTAATGTCACCTTTCTGTCCTACAAAATAAAGATTTTTGTCTGTCACGGCACTCTGCTGTACAGCAAATGCCGATGTTGAATAATTCGCATCAGGCATTGAAGTAGTGAAATTTACCGTATAATCCGTGCTACCATTATCTGTAATGCTGGAAACATTTCCACTTGCGATAATAGATGGTGTTCCAGTCCCATCAAAGTTCACCCATGCCCTACACGCATAAATTGGAGCGTCTCCTGAAGCATTCAATGCTGTTTTGATTCCTGCATGATTTGCAGGAAATGATAAAGAAGTATCTGCATTTGTATTTTTTAATGATACAAGCCCATTTTCTTTCTTAATTACTTCAGTTCCATCAATAGTTAAACTTGCATTTGGCATTTATATTATCCTGTGAGATTTAAATTTCCGGTCGATCCAATAACAACATTCGATGTGACATTTAGATTATTTACAACATTCAAAGTTCCATTTACTGTAATATTCGGAACGGTCACTGGTCCTGAAAGAATAGCTGAATAATTTTCTGGAACAACAATATCATTAGTATATGTCTTTGTATTTATTCCAACAAGTATACTTTTATCTTTTGCTACTGATGCCATTACTCTCCTCTGACAGGCCAATTATCAAAAATTAAATTACCCTGATCATCTAGTGTAGGTGCTGAAATATTTCCTGACTCTATTTCCTGCGGTAGATCTCTGAGTGCGTTTCTGTATGTAATTAATTCTGTGCTATCAATGTTGCGTTCAGTGTTGCGCTGAATTTCCCAATCTGTTTGTTGTAATAAACGGTCTCTTTCAATACGGAGAAGTCTGATTGGTTCTGCTGCTTCTAGTTCAGCAATTTTTGCTTGGATTTCTTCTTCGGATGGTTGTGCATTATTTAAATCGTTCCATATAATATTATTTCCTCTTGTTCCAAATGAAGAATTCGGTCTTAAAATTTTGATAGCATCTACTATACTTATTTTCATACTGCTATCTCCATTATAGTCATTGTTGCTCCTACCTTTGCCATCTCTGTAGAGCTATTTGAATAATTATACCTATAATTTACATATACAGTGTTTCCACCATTATTGTATGCATTATCAATTACAACTCTATAAGTTATACTTGTATTTTTGGGTTGATTGGGTGAATGTCTAATTGTTCCATAAAAATCTTCATCACTGTAAGAATCATTCGGAGGATAAATCCATCTACCATATGTAACTTCTCCAACAGAAGTATAGCTAGGATGTTTATTTCCTTTTGATATTAAACTATTATAATTATCTAAAGAACAAAAGATTCCTGCTCCCCAATTATATGCACCATTTGGGTCACTGTTAGTACAACCTGCAAAATAATTGTTAATTATAAATATGCTATTATCTTGTTTAGTTGTTATTGATAATTCTAAATCTGTTAAAATTCCAGCATGACTGTTATCTGCTCTAGTGGATTGAGTCCCAAAATCCCAACCTTCTGTAGTGCTTGTATAACTAAATGTAGCAGGATCTAAAAATTCACTATACTTAACTTGAATTACATGCCCAGCAGGAAAAGTAGCACTTGCTAGAGAATTTGTTAAAATAACATTTGACCCTAATACTGGTTCATCGTTACCTGTCTGTGTTACTACTGTCTTACCGTTAAGTATGATGTTTGCCATTTTATATCTTACCTAAAAAATGCTATACAACAATAAACTGGACTATAATACGTAGCATCTAGACCATAACTAAAACTAATGGAATCTGTATTCATATTTGTTATAGTTTCTGTTTCACCTCTTGCCCCACTTCTTCCACTTCCACCAATAGCAGCATAATTAGTATCAGGCATCGGTGTTTCAAAATAAATTTTAAATTCACTTGCAGAAACTTTAACAACTCTATCAATATTTGCCGAACCCCTAATACCACACAATTCTTCGCTTCCTACAGTAGTTAAATTAGTTCCATCAAAGTTTACCCATGCTCTACATGCAAAAATTGGCAATGATGTATTTGTCAAGTCTGTTGCTGGTCCTTGAGATGCGGTAGTATCTAATGAACTGAATGATGCTTTAATATTTGTGTTTGACAGATTTACATTAGCATCCATCACAGGTGCATCACTTCCACTCTGAGTAAATATTGTTTGATTGCCTAAACTGAGTGTTGCCATTATGCTGCTATCTCCATTGCGACTATTGATGATACACCACGTTCATATCCACCACTAGTATTATTTGATACAGTTCTATTAGTATAAAGTTCTCCAGTAGCAGTTGCGGTTTGTAAAAACCCTACTTTATATGTAATTGTATCTGTTGTTCCAGGTACATCAAAATATTGAAACATGCAATTTTCTGGCGTAGAATCTTCATTTGTACTAGTGTAAGATGTACTTGGTGTCATTATACCTGATTCGCTGGCACCAGTTGTGTTGTGTAATTTTGTAGTATTTCTATAAAGAAAAAATAGTGAATTCCAAGTTGTACCTACTGGATTAAATTCTCCCGTCCACTGTACTTGTATCCATATTTTAGAATTGTTAAATTTAGGAGTAATATTTACATTTAATATTTCAGTACCACTCCCCGCAGTTCCATCACATAATACATAATTTGAACCATTATTTATACCAGTCATAACTGCTGTACTATCAAACTGAGTATGTTGAACTTGTAATATAGTGCCACTCGGAACCCCTGCACCAAATTCTGGTCTATTCGTACCCGCTTGTGTTAATATTGTATGTCCATTGAGAGTTAAATTACCCATTCGTTATCCTATGATGTTGAGTTGTCCATTAGCACCAATTTCTATATCTCCAGTTATATTTATTTCTGATACTACATTTAGATTGCCATTTACAGTGAGATTAGGAACAGTCACG